AGGTAAAAAGCAACGGCCCTTCTTCCATGGTACTGATAAAATCCACAGACTCATTATCTGAGGAACAGCGCCGGGCAATAGCCGGCATCAAGGAAGGAACAAATGGCATCGAGATCAAGCTGAATGATAAAGAAAAAGCGCTGGAGCTCCTGGGACGGCACCTGGGGATGTGGAATGACCGTCTGGATCTGAAAGTTCCGGCCATTGACGATGCCGTAAAGGAGATGGAGGAATACTTTGAACAGAAGAAAGCAAGCGGTTCTGGACTTCCTGTGGAATGAACCGTATAAAATTGGACACTGGGTAGGTTTCAAAGATCTGACCGGGCTGCATAATACGTGGCTCCGGTCTTTTTTGTATTCTCATGAAGACCAGACACTGCTTGCGCACCGCGGGTCTTACAAGACAACGGATCTCTCCCTGTTTCTTGCGCTCCATGCGATAGAGCGACCCAATGAAAATGTGATGTTCTTCCGGAAGACGGATGATGATGTGACAGAGGTAATCACCCAGACCAGAAAGATCTTGCAGTCGTCGGTGATCGGGCGGATCGTGCATGACCTGTATGATCTCAGCCTACAGCTGATCACAGCAAATGATTCGGAAATCATGACGAACCTCTGCACCTCCACAAGGGGCGCGTCCCAGATCATGGGGCTTGGTATAGGAACATCCATTACAGGAAAACACGGGGATATCATCGTGACAGACGACATTGTGAACCTGAGGGACCGCACAAGCCGGGCAGAGCGGGAGCGTACCAGGATTCAATATATGGAGCTCCAGAACATCCGGAACCGGGGCGGCCGGTTCATTAATACCGGCACTCCTTGGCACAAAGAGGATGCTATTTCACTAATGCCGAATGTGAAGCGGTATGACTGTTATTCTACAGGCCTGATCACTCGGGACAAACTGGAAGAGCTCCGACAGTCCATGTCGGACAGCCTTTTCGCGGCAAACTATGAGCTGAGGCATATTGCGGATAAGGATGCTATGTTTAAAGATCCGGAGTTTA